ACCACCACCAACTACTGTTATTTTCTTCATTTAAAACCATAATTGAGTGAGGTTTCTTCGCCCCTGGTATAGAAACCTCAAAAGATTATTCCAGAGCAGTCTAGGTAGCGACCTTGACAAGATTATTTTAGCATAAAAAAAAGAGACCCGCAAGTGGGGTCTTTGTTATTGAAAGAATATATAAACTCATTTACTAGGATCTCCCAATCCTGCATTAGACATTGATGTCTCTTCAATATCCACCTGTAAAGGTTTACCATTTTTCTTAGTAATATAACCCTGACTTACAAGTGTATTACAACTACTAACAACTCTTCTTGCAAATAATACTGATTGTAAGTCACCTCCAATTTCTGACATTAATGATTTCTGTCCTAGAGGTTTATCCTTCTTTAAATTATTCACCAAATAATAATTAAGTGCATAATTCTTATCCCCACTACCAAGAAAAGGTAATAGATGATATAATGCTGCAAGTCCACCAATTAAACCACCAACTAAAGGTTTTCCTACATCATTCCATTTAGGTGCTTCAGGATCTTGTTGATGTGATTTATACAACTTAATCGCTTTAGTAACAGATGCTAAACCATACTTTTTATGGGCATCCATTAACTTTTTATAACCATTAACAGGTACACCATCAGGATCACCAATCCCTTCAATGCTTACACCCATATCATTTAATTGATCTTGAATTTCTAGTGCATCATCATCTTTCAATGCAATATCAGCACGAAGTCTCTGAATTACTCCAACATTAGTTCTATTAAAGTTTAATTTTTTAAAGAAATTTGCTTCTACATCTAAACATTGTTGAAGAGTAAAATCTTTTGAATGTTCTCTTACCTGACATGGTACTAATACGTCACCACCTTGAGTAGTATATAAAATACTAATTACACCTTCATGCTGACCATCAGCAGTAGAATACTTGCCATTAGGTCTTAGAAAAACATATAAAGGACGGACTAGATCTGGATCATACTCTCCAGCAGATCTAATCATATTTCCATTAAGAAGTCTTTGAAATTCTGGATCAGTAAATAACTTCTTTACTGGTATTAATTCTATTGGAATATAACGGTCTGGATCAAAATCTTTTTTCTTAGGAGTAAATCCTAAATCTACAGCAAGTTCTGTTAGAGGGACAAGATTGTCCTGTTCTGGATAATTCATAATAGTTTCTCGTTATTTTGCGTTGCGTGACCACCCGTAGGTTAAAGGTTAAACAACGTATGATTATTTATACTATATCATAAAACATAAAAAAAGACAACCCCGAAGGGTTGTCTTTGTAATTAAAGAAGATATAAACTTCTTACATAAGGTTCTTAACAGCAACACGCCTGTAGTAGCGGTTCTGGTTGGCAAGTAATCCGCCAACTCCTTGAGTGGTTCCTTCTGCAAATGGGTTAGCAACTAGACCGTATCTAGTCTTAAATCCAATTTTTGGCTGGAAGGAGTTCTCACCCACGGCACGAACCATCTGGAGTGGAACGTAAGGGCAGTAGAATATTCCTGCGTCATAAGGAGATGATCCCTTATAACCAACAACATAATACTGATTGCCACCTGTAGGAGCACCATTGGCACCTGTAAGGTTAGCAGAATAAGGATCGATATATACACGATACTTACCTTGTAGCACACCAGCGAAGGTGTTACCTGTGTCGTCAACCTGTAGGTTAGCGTTAAGTGCAGGAGTATAATCCAATACACCAGCCATGGTTAGTGCAGACGCTACGTCAGCAGAACACATGATGATGTTGCCCTTTCCGCGACGAGTTCTTTGTGCGATTGCGTTGGCATCTCTTTCAATCTGGAACAGAAGTCCTTTGAACTTCTCAACAGACCATCTTCCGTTAGAGTCGATGTCGAGGTCGAATACACCAGCGTTGGCAGTGTTTTGTACAGCACCTTGCTCTGCAACCTTGTAGATAGTACGGATAACTTCGCGGTTAATTTCAGCGAGGATCTCTGTGCTAAGGATGTTTGCAAGTTCTGCTTCTGCATTCAAGCCGTGAATCGCCTTAAGGTCTTGAGCCAGTTCTAAACTGTACTCTGCCTTTAGTGCTCTTGACTTGGCAGTAACGGTGACTTTCTCAATCGAGAATGCCATCTGGTTGAACGCTACATTACCAGTACCTTGAAGGTTCTCAGCGTCTCCAGTAACCATACCTTCACCAACGTTATATCCGCGAGTAGACGCAGAAGAAACGGGGTTAAGTACCGATGGGTTGTCTCCAGACTGTGAAGTTGTACCGAAACCAGCGTTGCCGTCTTCGAATCCATTAACAGCAAGATTGCCTTTGTTCTGGCCGGCAAATGCTGAGTCTGCTTCGTTATAGAATGCTTCAGTTCCACTCTGTGAAGTGTAACGTGAACGCATAGCGAAGATTAATCCAGTAGGACCACTCATTGGTTGAACACCAGCCAAGTCATAAGCGACTAGGTTAGGCATAGAACGACGAATGAGGCTGATCAGTACAGGGTCGAAACCTGCAACTGGACCTGTTGCTGTTGCTGATGCACCGAATCCACCACTAGCACCTGCAGCGTTTGCAGAGTTAGTTGGGGTTGCTTCCATCAGGTTGATACCTGATCCGAAGGCTTGCTCCTCTCTGAGGAATTTCTCTTGGTTTTCTAGCAGGACGGCCGTAACCGCTTTACGATGAGGGTCTTTGATTTCGTCTAGACCTTCATAGTTTAGAAGTGGAGCCCACTTTTCCTGCAATTGTTCTGATTGGAACATTTGCTTTTTTACCTATAAAGTGTTGTTTGAACTAATAATAAGATCAGTTATTTCTTAAATGCTGAAAGTGACTTCAGATATGCATTCATTGAATTCGAATGTGACACTGCACCTTCGGAATTGTCTACACCTTCTGAGAGAGTTTCAGATTTAGAATTTGGAGTTGTTGCTTTAGAAGTGAAATAAGATTCCTTCAAAGTTTCCAACTTTTCACGATAAGATTCTTCACTTTCAAACTCCACACTTTCGGAAAGTGAGGCGAGCTTCTCTTTCTGAGTAGACGCTAATCCATCAGAAACTGATTCAAGAATACCATTAGCAACCGACTCACCGAGTCTGTTGTTTAGACCGATATTCTTCTCAATCTGCTCATTGAGTTTGGTCTCCATATCATCTAGTTTTTCTACCATGCTCTCTAGCACATCATATTTTTCTTCAGGGATTGATACATAATGTTCTTCAAAAAGACCTCGCATTCCATTAAGGAATGATTCAGTCATATCTGTTTTAAGTCCTTGCTCAACTGCAAGGGCATTTTCCGTAAACCACTCATCGGCAACGTACTCAAGATAAGAATCAACTCTTTCGGAAAGTGCAGTCTTTTCTTCTGCAACTTTTTCGTCAAGTGTTTCTTGGTACTGTGCATCTAATGCCTCTTTAACTTCGGCGACTTTAGAATTAAGTGCGGTCTCGAAAACAAGCTTTGCTTTTTCGCGGAAATCTTCGGAAAGTTCTTCTCCACCTAATAATGCATTAACATCATCTTCGATGTTAACTTCTGGTGTAGTGTTCTCTTCCACAGTAGTTTCCTCTTTTTCGGCGACTACTTCTTCAGTAGTGTTTTCTTCTTCAACTACATTCTCGTCAGAAACTTCAGCCTCTTCCTTAGCAGTTTTACCTTTGCGGTTAGTAACAACGTCACTTACCTGCTTAAGTGTACCACCTGGGGTCTTAAGTTTTGCTGAGTCGTCGTCCACCTTGTAATTTTCGGGTGTTGGACCACCAAGGTCTTCCCAAGTTCCACCTTTCGATGTATCTATAGGGTCGCCTTTGCCAGCGTTGGCATTCACAGCAGTCTTAGATTGCTTCGTAGATGAAGCTGTATCAATAAGGCCTTCTTCCATTTCTTGTTTTTTACCACGAGACATTTGCTTGTTCTCCGATTCCTGTAGTTAAAATCTATATTTATTTAGAAGTTTTACAAATTTGATAAGAAATCATTAAATAGATTGAGTTTATTCTCATCTAATTTTTTCTGATCAACAAGTGTATTGATGGTTCTATAAGTCTTCGTTGCGAACTTCTCACGCAAGATACCTCCATCCCATACCCAATCTTTTCCTTCCATAATTCCAGATACAAATGCATCAGGAGCTGAAGGATCGGCAACGATATCAGCAGCAGTTGCTAACATGAAATCTTCACCAACGACGCTATAACCTTCTTTTGTTTGCTGGAGTGAACCAACACCGCGAGAGGATACGCCAAGTTTTACTCCCTCTTCCACGAGAGATGAAGCAATCTTACCCATTGGAGTACCAAGGATTTTTGCTTTACCAATAAAATTAGATCCATTCTCTCTCAAAGAAACAATCTTATGAGATACACGATCCAAGTTTACTGTCGGACCATCTGGATGTCCTAGTTCGCCAAGTGCTCTACCTGACTGAATGTGATTTTCGTTATACCTACTAACTTCCTTGCGGAGAGTCTCCATAGGATAAACACGTCCATTACGGTTCTTCAAATCTGCTTGAAGGAATACTCCCTCAATATACATTGATTTCTTGCCGTTTTTGTTCTCGACTAGAAACTCAACTGATTCAATTTCTTCTCTAATCAGTTTCATTATGCATCCCCGCTTGTTTGAACTTGTTGAACGAATAAGGCACCTTTAGAACCACCAGTTGAAATACCAGATACTCTAACTGATCTATAAAGTGAAGCACCAGATAAAGGATCAAATGCTGTTGCTATACCAGTAGTAGTTGCATCAGTTTGTATTCTAGTTCTAAAGAGTCCATTAACACTAGTACCAACATAAACGCCAGTTACTTGTGCATTGGATATTTTAGTATTATAATTAGAGTCATTTGCATCCACAAGAGTAACTCTATCGCCAATTTGAAATGGCATTTGAGTTCCTTCTGGACAATCAATAGTTGCATTAGCACCCACACTAACAGCAGTAACTTGTTGGGAAGATTTAGTCAACCCAAGAGTTACCGTACCTCCCGCAGGAATATAGTAATCAGTGAAAGTTGCTTGTGGATCAGTTCCAATTGCAACGAATGCTGGTGCATCTGTTGCTACTAATCGTAGAACACTAGACTGAACTCTGAAAGCAGTTGAGGTCGAAGCCACCGCTGCTGTTGCAAAAGATTGTCCTGCTCCGACGGGTCTATGTGCCATTACTGTATAACTCTAGATTCATTTTAGTTATTTATAAAATTATTCTGCGCCTGTCTCAGCAGCTGCGACTGGAGTTTCCTCCTCATCTGCTTCTGCATCTACTTCAGTTTCAGAATCGACTTCATCATCCTGATCGCCAAATAAACTATTAGCAACATCAGGTTTATATGCATCTATACGTTCTGCTGATTTAGCAAAAAGCATATCCTTGATCTTATCACTAATCTTTGAAGGTGATTCATCCTTAGTGATCATATCCATCAATTCAGCTTGCACATCATTCATATCAGGCATAATTTTATCAATAAAATAACAGTCAAATAGTATTTATACTCCGCAAGAGTCAGAGATTATATTTCTCCACCCTTTGGTAGTGCTTTACTTCCCATTTCAACGGTTTCACCCTCTAAATCTGGTTCTTGTACAGGTGCTCCCATATCCATTCCAGCAGCACTACCATCTAATGGTAATCCTGTTTCTGGGTCTACTGGTATAGAAGGATCTGGTATAGTACCATCTTCAATCTCTTTTTCGATGAGTTTATCCTGTTCAATAATCTCCTCATCAGTTTGACGAAGAATATGTCTCCTTACATAGTCCTGAGAATAGTACTTACCAATGTAAGGTTCTGCCGTAGCAGCAACATTAATTCTCTCATTAAATAACTCAACTTCCTTCAATTCAGAGAAGTGATTATCATATAAGAAGTCAAATTGGATATGTTCATTCATTATTTCCCAGTCTTCTGGGGTCACAATATTCTTAAGAATTAACTGTGTTTTGAGCATATCTTCGAACATTCTTGAGAATCTCTTTCTCAAACGTCCTACAAATTTAGTGAATTTTAATTCATCTCTTAATATCTCTGAGGATCTTCCCAGGTTAAATCCTCCTTCTCCGTCCATTCTTGATGGGGGTACATTGAGCGACCTATATAATTTCTTTTTGAAGTACTCAATATCCGTGATTTCTCCAAGGTTCTGACCTCCTGGAAGAGTAGAAATTTCAGTACCACGACCTCCTTCACGTCTAGGCAACCAAAAATCTTCAAGCATTGCCATGTACTTCTTGTCATCACGGATCTCCCCAGTGTTGGCATCGTAGACTAACTTGTTACGATATCTCATCATCACATCTCGGAGATATTGCTCAGCTTTTACTTTAGGTAAATTGCCAACATCAATATAAAAAATTCTTCTTTCTGGTGCTCTTGATAACCTGTAAATTACTAGTGAATCCTCAATCATCCTAAGTTGGTTGATTGACTTAATTGCCTTGTGAAGATAAGAGAGTGTTGATCCCTTATTTCTATCTACCAATCCAGAAGTACAATAAACAACTGAATCTCTAGTCATTTTAATGCCTTGACTATGGCCCTTTGCATTGATATTACCAGTAGGATAAGAACCTTTTGGATTGTATATGAAGTATTCCTCCAGTTCGGGGAATTCATAATCCATAGGATTATCACTGGCCATTTTGTTTATGGCGTACTGTGGTCCTTCTTTTTTCTTTTGCTGTCTAACATAACGCATTTTCATTGCGTCAATATAACGCAATTCTTGAATACCTTCTTCAGGTTTCTTAAAGTCAATAACCTTATGATAAAAGATTCTACCATCAATATACCAGTTTCTATAAATCTCATGAGATTTTTTATCAAAATCTAATAGATCTAAGATATTCTTAAATTCAGCTCTAATCTTCTTTTTAATACCATCACTAGCATTAAGATTAGAAAGTTCAATTTGTACTGGAGTATCGTTAGTATCAGATACGATAGCTTCATTTACAATATCCTCAATAGCACTATCCGCTTCGGGATGAAGTGCCATTTCTCTATACCTTTTAATAAGGTCATATTCGGTTTTGTAAATTCCTTCAATGTCAACATAAGACCCAAAAAAACCGCTGCTCATATAATGATCAGACCCGTCCTCGTTATTAGGAGGAACGGGTGAGACCGTCGTTGGAGATAGCGGTTCGGAATCCTCTATAGAGAATCCAAATAATTTTGCCATGATTTATATCTTACCGTATGACTATTTAGTTAGCCATTTGCACCGCCAGCCGCAACTGCGTTGAACGATTGAACTTGGAATTCTACTGTGAACTCTTCTATAGTATCGCTCGAATCGTAAGATAAGTCAATAGCTGCAACGTTAGAAGGCCAGATATCAACAAACTCATACTCTTTTAGTACTGAGTTTGAAGTTCCT